TTTTTTTTTTTTTTTTGCTTCTGATTAAATCAATTTTAAATGTTGATTAAAATAATCTAAACAGAGACAGAAAAGAGGGAGAGCTGTACCCTCGATCCTACTCGGCGTGGCCTCGGCTCTCAGAAGTGGGAGCAGGCAGGGAGTTTCGATTCACTCTCCTGCTTGCTTTGCGTGCTTGCTTGCACGCCTCGGCCCATGCTGCACTGGGGGTGACCCCCGTGGTGAGCAGGTCCATGTACACACCACGCCTAACCTTTTCGGCTAGGGTGGGGTAGGCACGCTTGCTGATCTTAGCAGCGCGTGTGATCTCAATTCCTTGATTAATGAGAGTATTGAGGAGAGTTACGCGATCGTTCTCAACATCGTCATCCTCAGGTTCAGAGCCAGAGGAGTCGTGGAGGTCAAACCTGTCCACTTCATCATCCTCGTCCTCGTCACTCTCGGTTTCAGTAGCTGTCTCTTCATCGCTTACATCCTCCCCCTCAAAAGGAGGAGGTTCAGCGGCATCAAAGGTGCCACAGTGTTCTTCTTCAGTCCATCCAGCATGCCTGCATGATAGCTCGTACTCATGCACTAGGTCCCTAGCGTCCAGTTCGTCCACCTCACCACCGTCTCCATCATGGAGGGCTGGTATCGCGATGTCATCCAACTCCAACATGGTCGTATAGGGTCTAGGCACTGGGTTGAGAAATTGGCTGAAGACTGTAGTGTAGATCTTCATTGAGGATGTAATTGGGGAATGGGACCAGTACCAGGTGTTGCTTGCCCCATTTCCAAAGCTCAACATTATGTACCAGACACCTTGGAACAACCTCCACTCTGCTGCATCGGTGGATTGTGCCACCTGCATATATGAGTACTGTGCGGCCTTGGTTGTGTGCCAGCCGTTGCTGGTCCTAGGTGTAGTCGTGTTCCTCATGACCACAACGTACGCAGTGGCAGTAAACTGCGTTGCTGCACCGGATGGGCCCTGGACTTGGGATTTGAGCAGTATGTCACCAATATGTGTCGTCCCCCCATACAGCCTGAGATTTGGCATGGGCTCCGGGGTGGGTAAGGGCTCCCATTTCCGGTTGAAAAGTTTGGGATTCTCAACCCGCACAATCATGTGCACGAGGGAGTGGTTGTTCCCGGCAATGGAGGGCCCTATCCTGAGAGTGTCAGACGTGTAGTTCCCCGTGAGGTAGACGCCATGATTGGGGCGGATTGGGCCAACATTTGTGGGATCGAACACAAGTCGCCAGATCGTGTCTGGTTCTGGAATAGCTACACCGAAGGTCGTAGGTGTTTCCCCATGGCCCAGGCTGGGCTGATTCATTTGTGTAAACTGTAAGGTGGTTGGTGTGGCAGTGCGCAGTCGAGCGCTGGATGGAAGCCCACCTGTGCAGATGGCTGGTTTGTTTGAGAGGGCATCTTGGTAGCTGGGATAGACATAGAAGCTCTGATGACCAGTTCTAGTCCTCCCGGCAATCAGCTTGACAAACCACCAACCCCCTTTTACCAGCCAATTGAAGGGTGGGGGGGTCACAAGTTCAGCGGCGGAGACTGCGGTATTGAGCACCTGCCAAACAGTGTCCGATGTTGTGCGTTCACCCGCACGTGCGAGAGTGGTGGGCTGTGCAGACCTAGCTACAGCTGTGCGGGCAAAGTGGCTGGCATCAGGGACGTTCATGATGAGGGGCGTTCCGGCAGAACCCTCGAATGTTACCGTAACATTCTTGTCCGTAGATTTTTCCAAGTTGACAAGATTTGGGTTCGCTGCATAACCGGTGAAACACCACTCGGATGCCAGTTCAACAAGAAAGAGTCCACCTGTGAATTGTTCATTCTTGTATGAAGACATGGTCTGTCCCAACGTGTGGATCTCAATGGAAGGGCCAAGTGTGTCAGAGGCATTGTCGTTGGTGTTGGTCAACCACCAGCCGTCCCTAGGCCCCCCTAGGTCTGCTGGTCTGAGTTTGAACACTGCGTTCTTGCCGACAGTTACGTCGAGATGCTTTCGAGCTCCGAGCCCAGACCAGCTAGTTGAAGAGGGTGTTGACGTGGGGTTCAGGGATACTCTCACAACTGTGCCATTAACCGCGGAAGCACCCACCATGGAAGTCAATTTAACATTGAGGTACTTCAATTTCCACATGGAGTACTGGGCTCCTAGCGCTTGCACAGGCCCAAACTGAGTGCTTCCAGTAGCATCCTTAACAAGGACAGGGTTGAGGAGTATGCACGCTTCAATCTCGGTTGTTCCACTGGTGTTTGATCCAACTGTCCCGAGGGTAGCTGTTGCCTTCTGACATATTGCTGGTTTAGGTCCTGTGACACCCTGTTTCCTGAGTTGTTTATTGACAATGTTACGGACACGTTGAGCAGATTGACGTTTGCCCCGTCCGTTCTGTCTTCCTTTGCTACTGCTTCTGGAGTTAACTGTAATCTTAACTGCTTTGCCTCGACCCCTAGATTGGGAACGGGGTCGGGACTTACTCCTGCTTCGGCCATTGGTGTTATTGACCTCCACAGTCACTTCTTTGCCAGACTTGCTAGCCATTACAGTCTTTTGGTCCTCCCCTCCAAATGTAATGGAGTTGCTCTTCTGTGAACCTGGGGGGTAGCCCAGAATCACGAAGCTGCTTAGCTGTCCTGGACAGACAGTGCTCTATATAGCACTTAAAAGGATGGTCTTCGTCCATGAATGCAGAGAGCAACTGATAACACAGGAGTTTCCCATGGAGTGATTCTAAATCAGGCAAAGCTTTGTAGGGTTTGAGCAGTGCGGCCATCAATTTCTCTGGTTGCGTTGGTACTGGTTCCAGATCTTCATTTACTGTAAAGCCGCAAAAAGAAAGACCAACGATGGTATTCTGCACTTTGACTTTACCAGGCTTGACCCACATACCGAAGATCTTACGGTACATCTCGATGATCATCTCCTCATAGTTCTCAGGTACAAAAGGTGTTGTATTGAGACGATCATCGCCATAGACTATGGTGTCATAGCTCTTCCAGAGCTCCTTATCTGGGCCATTGATGTATGCAAACTCAAAGGCTTGTAACCAGAGGTTAACCATATTGTTGTCCATAGTGGTAGAGAACTGCCCGGAGGGGTTACCCCTAGTTTGGATCGTCACCTCTCCAGATGGGAGGAGAACGTGCCTGTTTAACAGGTTGTCAACATACCACTTGTGGACCCCTGCATACTTCTCACGCTGCTCTTTGTTGATCATCTTCCAGCGGAGTTCTTTAATATGCCTGAAAAGTGCTGTTGGTATCGTACCATCGTAACGTGTCCAGTCCATTTCCACAAAGAAGTTATTGCCCTTTGACACGAGTCTCTGCATGGTTGCCTTGAATCCTCCCTGCATAGGTGTCCAGCCACATTGGCCCACTGCCGTCCGGGTTCTCGACTTCATGAGCTGGTTCTGGTGTGCTTCAAGTGAAGCCCCAATCCTGGTAAAAATCGGGTCCGCGCAGACTATCTGCCGGATGTCACTGTCCCGGATCTTTTCTTCCTTTATTATCTCTTTTTTTAGGAATAGGTACCATAAGACATCGGGTCTCTCCCCTTTGAGGATCTTGGTAAATTCACGGACATACGGCGACCAGCCGTACGCGTCCAGGTAATCTTCCTCTGTCTGATAGTATATCATCTTTGGATAGGCAGGTGTGGATTCGGTGTTTTTTTCCGTTGCTGTTATGTGAATTACACGAGTGTCCTCCAAGTACGAGAACTCTCTGAACCATGCCCAATCCGCAAATCTGCAGAGGTCTGGATTGTCCTCAAAGAAGTTAGATGGTTCAGCATAGAAAAACTTGTCAAAGGACTTAGCGAAGGCCTTGGGGCCCCACACCGTGGGTCCGAACTTTTCAAATTCCTTCCAGCCAGGTTCGGGTAATAGGCCCAGAAGATCGTCCCGTGGTTTCTTTGAGTCGTAGATGGGCCTATCAATCTTAAGATGTCCAATGAGCGGGAAGTTATCAGGTACACACTTCCGTTCCACGGGAGGCTGTAGCATGGATTTCCATGCCCCTAATGAATGGATGTCTTCTGGTTCTTGGGCCCCTTGGTGTTCTGGGGCCCCTTGGAGTTTTTTGGCTTCCTTGATTTTACACGCTGAAGGAACTTCTCAAGGCCATGCTGAAAGGCACAGGTATCAAGCTCAAACACCGCAAGCGGTAGGGCTGAATAGTTTTGAGTTTGTATTGCTGTGTTGATAATAGTTCTAAGCTTCTGAATTTTGCTCCCAAGTATTATCTCATCAGCTTTTGTGAGCTTGTGTGGGGGAGGAAGGATGTCATTCGCCGATTCCTCATCCCACTCAAAGTCGTAGGACTCCCAGATGGGGGCCTTACCATACGTCTGGGAGAAGGCCTTTGGGGGCTGTGGTCTAGGCTTTTCAGAAGCAACGACAGTGATCCTGGCTTTTTCTGATGTAATTTCCTGAGGGTCAACCACCGTTGCTTGGACCTGGGCGCACTTGATGGGCCTCACCTCCTCAATCTTTGGCGCGGGCATCTTCTTGGAACGTGGTGCAGGTATTGGCGTTTGTTTGACATCCTCCTGCTTCTCGCGCCTCTGGTCGAAGTCGATCCGTAGATTATAGTCTACTTCACGCTCTTCTTCATTGCGCTCATATTCATAGTCATCGTCCTCCTCATACTCAGGGTAACCGACACGTTCCCCAATGATTTTGTCAATGAGGTCTAGGAGGGTTTCACGATCAAGGCCACGTTCCAGGAGTTCGTTGTATTCCTCCTCGGTTAGCATGCGAGCGCCTCTCCTGAGGTTGGTTCTACGTCCTGAACGTCCATGCTTTGTCTTACCTTTCTTTTTTTGGTTGAAGCCAAATTCCCTGTTGATTTCGTCTCTTAGGACTTGCATCTCGCGCTCAACGGCGAGCCGAACCAAATCAACGATTTCATTTGGGTTAAAAGATTGATTCATGGTTGCATGTTTCTTCCGCTCAAGTTCAAGTTCCGCCTTAAGCCTCTCAACTTCGGCTTCAAGACCCTGTGGCTTATGAGGGTGGAAATCATCTTGATGTATGATAACAGCACCACCTGTATAGCCGGTGTTGGTTTGATGGCAACCCACGACACGTCCGTACCTATCGGTGACGGGTGCTCCAGACATACCATCCTGTGTTTTCATGGCATACGATAACGTTTCACCATGCACCACAGCATTAGCGGTGGAAACAACGACATCCTCATTGACAAAGGCTGTCACTGTGACAAGGCTATAGTCTGGGTTCTTGGCTAACTTGAAGCGTGCCTGTGGGTGCAGGTCTCCAGGGCATGTGATGAAGGCCACATCCTTTGTTGGGGTGTAGCGAACCTTGGCCTCATAGTTGAGGCCTTTATAGGATACGTTGACAATCCTATGGTTGGTCACAACATGTCCTGCTGTTATGATATCATTGCCACAGAAGAAGCCAGTTCCCTTGCCTTCAGGTGTTTCGATGATGCACAATGCATCTGGTTTGATCACTGTGAACTCATTGATGCTACTGCGCACACCTTGCTTGAACCTCTGAAAGAAGTTAAATGCAGCTCCACGGACCCGTGATGGCAAGGTGGCGACCACCCTGCCATTTTCATCACGGAGCTCTAGTTTAGAGCCAACAGTTGATGTTAGTAAGCGTAGGGTGCGGATGGCAAGTATCACGATGAAGATTGTGGTGGTGCTCCCATTGAGCATGTAGGCAAGGTGACAAGAAACTGCCAAGAGGGAAGTCACTAGGAGCCCGCGCATATGCCCAAGGAAGTTGACATCATCCATGAAGGAGAGTAGTACTGCTCCAAGGACGGGCGCGGTAATTGCCATGGTTAGTGCGCAGAACTTATCAAAGCAGAAGCAAAGCATTACAAGATTCATAACCCAAAGGGACAAGGTTGTCTGAAAGGGTATGGTAGGTAGGACAGCCATGCGCCAGCCTGAAAAGTGGGCCAACACAATAACTGTAAGGTCTGTGCCTACTTTATTGCTCTTAAGGAGCGTGAGTACCGTGAGGGCCACGGAAAAGAGGTTCCATACTTGGTAATACCTAAGGGCTTCGAGTACAACACGGAGCCAGTGAACCTGAGGAACAAATTGCATTGTCAAGATGTTCTTGATCGCCTCGTACTGATCATAAAGCGAGACATTGAAGAGAGCCATCTTAATCCTGAGGTTCAGGTTTTCATTCAGGGTTTCAGTCGACAGTCGGCACACCTCCCGAATGTCAGTAAAGATGGTCCTATTTTCAGGGAAGTAGATTTGTGCATCACTACTAGGCAAGAGGGCGAGGAAGACCATGACAGCAGCCACTAGTATATATTTCATGTTAACAGTGCGAACATTGACTGTTTGTTGGGCTTGCTGGTACCTAGCAATTTCGTGACGCATGAGCTGATTATCAAGTGCCAGAGTCGCTTTCTCCTGTTGGGCAATCCGTAGTCGTTTCGTGGTGGAGTCACACTTGTTCCAGAGCCTGATGTAACTTAAGGTGCGCGGTGCTTCGCGTGCCGGTATTTCACGCCAGTCGGAATCATCATCAGGGTTGGTTGCAAAGGTACGCATGGAGCCATCACACTCACCAGTTACGATGATAATACGATTGAAGTACTTGCTCCCAGCGGTTGGAAAGACCAACCCCTGCACCTCCCACTCAAAATGAAGTGGTAGCTCTGGATTGAAGCCAGGCATTGTTCTTATCGACGCGAGGGTTATTTCCTCACGCGCACGCATACTGCCAGAGCAGATGCCGCGGTCTGCGTCGTTGTAGTAGAACATACTTTGGTACCTCTTCAACCAGTTGGCCC